CTACGCTTACAATGCTCCACTCCAATAGCTCGGCACGTGTAAAGTATAGGGTGCCGCTATCTTCGCCTTTGTCTACCTTGCCAAAGCGGTAATCGTGTACTATGGCTCCTACACTTGCCATTTTTAGCAGGTTTTTATTTACTTTCTTCCAAACTTTGTCGGCTAGTGGGTTATCGCCCTCGGCCTCAAATGTTACGCGGCCTATAAGGTTGGTGCCATCTTTATACACCTCGCTGGTGCCTATTATGGTGTCGGGATTATCTCCGCTGCTATTGTGATTATAGCATACAATAGGGTTGCGTTGGTAGTTTTCCAAATCCCACCCATCCAGCTTAAATACGGTGCCGTGGCGGTCTATGCTTTCGCTGCTTATTATAAACTCGGCAGTGCGAGCTTCATTATCTATGCCTCTTATTTCGGCGGTGCGTGTTATTTTCATTTTAATAGTTTATTACATTGTTGTTGCCAATCATCATCCTCCACATTTATAGCCAAGGTTGATGTATTTTCGTTTATTTCTCTTATTTCGGTTTTGTCGTTTTCTAAGTGCCAAAGTACATCCATATCTACAAGCCTATCCATTTTTGGCTCGTAGGATGTAAAAATTATATTTTCATCACTAATACCCAGACTTTTAGCCACTTCTATAAGGTCTGAATTATCTATACTTTTAGTTGGTCGGCTGGTTATAATGTACTTATTTGCATTAAGCGTTTTGGCATATTCCTGCACATCCTCCCTGCTTAAAGTACCATCAAAATCAAAAGAAACGGATTTTAATGCACCCCTTTTTACGGAGCGGGTTGGTGGTGTTTGGTTTGGGTCTTTTTTATAATAGTCGGCCATTTGCTCCAATGGGATGCGGTTTAGCTGCACGTAGCGGCCATCGCCGTTTTCTACTGGGTTTTGGTCTAATAATGTCCTTATTTCGTTTATGCTTAGTACACCCAAATCGCTTAATAATCTAAAATACTCGCCCTGCGTTTTGGCATCGGTGCGGAGTAGTCGGTTTACGTTAAACTTAAATACGTGTGTTTTCTTTTCGCTTTCTTTTAATAGTTTCCTTCTATATTCCTGCTCCAGCTTTTCAATCCACGTGCCCAGGCAATAGGTAACAAACTCGATACCCTGGTGCTCTATGTTGCTAAATGTGCTACGCTCCAACTCGTTTATCATATGAGGCGGCACACCTAAAATGGTGGCTATCTCATTTTTTTGAAATTTGCGGGTGGCTATAAATTCGGCATCGGCAGGAGGCATACCTAAACGATGGTATTTACTGCCTTGATCTAATAAGGCGGTGCCCTTGGTGCCGGTGGATCCGTAGTTGCGGGTCCATTGCTCGCTTATAGCATCTTTGGTGCTGCGGTCTAACTTGCCAGGGAACTCAATGTACCCATCTATAAAAGTACCTTTGTTGTAAAAATCGGCACCATACTTTTGGGTGGCAAGGGCTAAACCTATATTTTGTTTGTGTGCTTTTATGGCACTTAAACCCTCTACCGCATCAGTACCAAACCCGCGAAGGTTTAGCATATCGCGGTCCATTACTTTGAGCTGCTCTTTTTTGTCGCCAATTTTTATAAGCCAATATACCTCCTCGTCAAATTCTACATATTTGCAATCGTCGGGGTGTACGTTTATAAGGCTTATAGGGTTGGCATATTTATCTCGCTCTATGATAGCGAGGCCGTTGCCGTGGTTTATGGCACTTGTAACAAGTATCTGCGTAAAATCGAAAGCGGTGGCCTTGTAGTTTGCCTCGGCATTTAGTAGGTACTCGCTTGGGTGGTCTACCTGCTCGCGGCGGTTGCCTTGTTTTTTAATAACATCTACGGGCAACATTGCCAGGCTTTCGCTTATGATTCGCACGCCAGCCCAATAGGCAGAAAGGCTAAGGGCGGATGCCTCGTTTACATTTACGCCTGCCACCGTTGGCCCCCAGTTTACATATCCCCGGAGGGGGTCGTATTCTCGGTTTTGCGGCTTGGTGCGGCTTATTTCAAGTCCAAAGATTTTCATCTATTGAACAAAGATTTGCTTATATTAAAGGGGTTTTAGTATTTTTTTTTGCAGAACATTAGATATAAAAGCATTAAAACGCTTTATATCCTTTCGTTGTAAAGCATATAAAAATTAATAATGAAAAAAATAAACATAGACCACTTAGACGTTAATGCCACTATTTTATCTTTAATGTTAGAAAACACAGCATTGATAAATACACTAGCTGACGTTCTTGCTGAAGTAAAAAGTAAACAAGATAATACTACGGTTGAATATGCTACTGATTCCATTAATGAATCGTATAAAGTTCACTATAATCGACTTCTTGAATTACACAATATTAAGTGACGACCATTTAATTTTTCTTTTTTTGTAATGTCTACTTTTGACAAATAGACCAAATTTTTAATTAATGTTTTTATTTTTTTCATATTTATAATTTTAAAATTGTTTGACGTGAAAAGATGGAATACGCTTTACAACATTGTATATACAAAATGCACCACCCTCGACTCCAACACTTCGCACTTTGCATATACTCGCCGTTATGCCTTTTTACGTTTCTTAGCATACACCTCCTTTTTGTGCTGCCGCTTGTCTTTATAGATTAAGGCATTGCGAAAGCTATTGTAATTGCGGTACGGCTGGAAGTTGGGGAGGTACTTATTAATGTACTCCATTGTGGCATCGTATGCCATCTTTTTTACTTTTTTGCGTAGGAGCTTTTCCTCGTATATTTTCCAAATACCGTTTATGCAGGCATCCACTATGTCGTCGGGTAAAAACATTTCTTTGCTTTTGTCAATGTGTATTTTTACCTTGTAGCTTTCCTGCCCGTTGTATGGCTCCTTAAACTCTGGTATGTATTGCTGCACCTCCTCCACGGCTGCGTAATAGGCATCTACCTTAGTATCGGTTTCTTTTACCTTTTGGGCTAAGAGTAGATCAAAGCCGATGGGTGAGTTTAGCACGTCGTAAATGTATTTAGGTAGTATCATATATTCTGCCTCCTTTGGTGTGTTTTACGTTTATTTTATACTTAGCATTAAGGGCTTTTAGCTCGCTTATGTATTCTGGGTACTTAATCATCCTATCTATGCAGTCCTGCACCACCTCGCGGCGGTTGTCTATTTCTGTGCCAAATCGTGTCATATTATATATAATTCTCCTGCATTTAAGTAGCTGCCCGTGTCCTCCGGCTCATCCAGCCAAAGGGCAAAGGCCATAACATTGCTTATAATGCCATCCACTTTTTTTGCAGGGGTTTTTATGTCTTTTATTATTTTTACGTTGCCCGCGGGGTCGGTTTGTATTTCGGCATTTCCTGCCATCCACCGCAGCACGGGGTTGCCCAGGTGATTAAACTTTTTAGCACTTATGTATGCCTCCAGCTCTTTGGTGGGTGCGTTCATACTTCTAAATCCTTGGCGAAATTCTATAAGGTTGTGCCCATCTTCCACCAAGTCGGGAGCTATGTGGTGGCTATTCCAATTATCGTAGGCAATGGCTTCTATGTTGTATAGTTTACTAAGCTCATAAAGTTTGGCACGTATAAACGCATAATCCACCATATTGCCCTGCGTTTCGGTTATGTACCCATCTTTAAGCCAATCCAGGTATTGAAGGTTGGCGGCATCTATGCTATGGCTGCCTTTGTCCTCCGGTAGCCAAAACCAATTTTTGCTTATGTACTTTCCATCGATATTCCATATAAGGGTAAACGCGGTTATGTCGCTTCGGCTACTTAGGTCTAACCCGCCAAAGCATCTTTTGCCTATTAGCTCCTCCTCGTTTATCGGCCATTGGCTTTCCTGCCAAATGTTATCATCTATCCAAGCCTCGCGGCTTTGGGTCCATACGTTTAGGTGATAGCGGAGGAAGCTATTTAGTTTTGATTTGCTATGTTTGGCTTTTACTATTTCACGCTCCAACCCTGCCTGCGTTACGCTTATGCCGAAGTTGGGGTTGGCTTTTTTCCAGGTGCTTAGTTTAAAGGGGTCGTCGTTTTGGTCAGCTCCGTATATGCACACCAATAGGCCCTCGTCTTTTCGCAAACCTTGCACTACCTCCTTGGCGTGGGTGTGCTCTTGGTAGCCTACTCCGTAAAGGTCGGCCCCTGCGGTGGTTATCATTAGGAAAAGAGGTTGATCTCGTGCAACCATACTTTTACGCTGGTTTTCTATAAGGTCTGGGTCTTTGTGGATGTGCACCTCGTCCGCAATTACGAGCTGCGGATTTACCCCTTGCTGGGTTTCACTTTTACTCGCCAACGCCCGAAAGTACTTAGTACTGCGTGGGGTTTTTACTATAATTGAGTTGGCAAGTATTTCGGCCTTTTTACTTAGCCGCACACTTTGGGCAATGATGCCTTTGGTAGCATTAAAGGTGAGGCGGGCTTGGTCATTGTTTCCTGCAATACTAAAAATCGGTACATCGCCCCGCTCGCCTTCTATGTCTAAGAAAACGGCGGCAAATGCTGCGGCCAAAAATGTTTTACCATTCTTTTTAGGTATCTCTATGTAAGCACTGGTAAACTTTCGCTTTCCTTTGTTTATGCCTTCCTTATGTTTCCAACCAAAAATTGGTTTTATAATTTCCTCCTTTTGCCACCGCTCCAGCTTTAAGTACTCGCCCGCCAATGGTCCTGCCACGTGTTTTATATTAGTTTCGATGTACCGCACTACTTTGTCGGCGGTGTCGGCATCGTAGTAATACTTGGTAGTGTCGATATTGGAGAGGTCGGTTTTATACATTTAAAAAAGTACTAATTGTTTTTGGTGGTCTTTAAGTCTTTTCATTGCTTCATCGTAGTACTCTTTATCCAACTCGCAGGCGGTTAAATCAAAGCCTAAGTTGTGGCACGCAATCGCTATGCTACCGCTGCCAAGATGTGTATCGAGTATTTTGTCGCCATCTTTGGCGTAGTTCATTAAAAGCCATTCGTATAGTTTTACGGGTTTTTGGGTGGGGTGTATTTTAATACCAGCAGATGTATTGCCCTCTAAATTACCGTAATATCTAAAATTAAAACATTTAGCAGGTTTTGCAAAAGAAGTCCACGCATATTCGCCATCTGCAAAATTATCAACGGGGTTTTGTTTATACCAAAATACAAATGATTGCGTAGGAGGTAAATAAAAATAATTTCCACCCCATATTATTTGGTTTTTAGAAACTCTTTTTAATTCATTAAAGTATAATTTATTTGGCACACCATAATCCCATTTTTTTTTCCCATTTTTTGTGTGTCTTTCTTTTGTTTTTATTCCACTACTTCCACGCTCATAATCGCTAAAACCAATCCCATACGGCGG